TTGAGATCCTACTCCAAATATGTTATAAAACTTTAAATCGACAACATTTATAACTCCTGTAATTTGTTGTAGTATAGTCATAACGTTTGCAATAAAGATAGGTTGGTCCATTTGCCAGTTATTTATATTAAAATAATCACGGACAACTCCTAAAGCTTCTACTAAAACTGATTGTTTATTTTTCTTATCAACTAAAAGAGTAAATTCTACTGTAATGTTAATAACTTTTCCGTCAACAACATCAATCCAATCTCCTATAATTCTTTTATCTCTTAAAAACTCTGTTATATTGCTTTTAATTAAATTATTGGGTGATACAAAAAGTCCATTTGCATCTTTAAATGTCGTTAATAATTGATTATTTTCGTCAATTCCAAGAATATATAAACGTGCTTTTTCTCCTATCCATAATGTAGGCGCCGCTGATAATAAGCTAGCAGATTCTTGACTTAAAGTAGTGACAACATTACCTGTTGAGATTGTAGCTGTTCCGCTTTGCAAATCAGTTAGAAATTGAGTTATTTGTTGTGCCTTCATTTCTCTTCCGATAGTAGTTGTCTGTCCTAGCAAATCTGTTAGCATAGTGTTTATTCCATTTTCAACTTGTGAGAAATTTGCAACTTTTGGTTTGATTTCTTCATATGCTATACGAAAAGGTCTACCAAACTGTGCTGGCATAGTACTTATTAGTGTTGTAATATCGGTGTTTGTCACAGCTCTGTCTTGTGCTGCAAATACATTTCCTGCTGTAGCTCTAATTTCTTCTATTGTTGGAACATCTTTACCTCCTAAGGCAGGAATATCATTTCTTATAGACAGTGAATTACGTACTTGTTGTAAACCTGTAAGGTTTGTTGTAGTTGCTGGAAAAAAGTTTTTAGATACAATTGTATTTAATTGCCCAGTAATTACATTTGTTTGTTGTCCACCTGTAATTCTATACTTTATAAACAAAGTAGAGTTAGGCGGTGGTATTTCACCAAGAACAGTATTATTTAATACTGCGTCAAACGAAACAGTTCCGGAAGGTATTGTTGTTTCCAGTGCAGTGTTAAATGTATCAAAACTAGGGCTACTCGATCCAAAGGTTAGTGTTACAACATTATTTACATCTCTTCTAACAATAAATCTTTTAGAGATCGCAACATTTATCCCTTGTTTAATAACAGGAGGAATAAACGAAGCTATTGCTTGAGAAGATGTTTGATTTGGATTAGTTTCTATAAAAACTGTTTCTTGTGATAAAGCTCGCACTTCAAAAAAAGCTTTATTAGGATCAACAAAATCTTGGCTTACTGGAGCAACAAATTGGTTTCCTGGTACATCTACTACGCCTATTATTTCTGTAATATCTGTATCATCTAAAGTAATATCTAAAAAAGGCTGTGCTAAAGCGTCTGATACAAAAAAACGTTGTATTTTAGTTTCGCCAGCTTGCGCAACTGCTGTTTTTTCTATAACATAATTAATTACTTGATTATTACTATCAAAATTTGTAACAATATTTTGGTTTAATGGATCTGCGAAATTTACTTCTTCTAAAATTTCAAAACTTATACCACTGTCAGATTTAATTAATGTTCCAGATTGTAAAGCAATTAACATTTCAGGATCAGGTGTTACTACATTGTTTAACACAACAAAAGGAACTGTAATTGATAATGTCACTTGTGTAGATGCTGGAGTTGAGCCTGTGTCAAAAAATCCAAGATCGGTAGCTATACGAATTAAAGATTCTTTAGCTTGTGCTGTAGATAGAAAATTTTCATTGAACGTATTATCTGTGTAAAAACTTAGCATATCTCCTACATATGCTACCATTTCTAAGTACATTATGTCTGGTGATGCGTCATTCAAATAAATAAAAATATCTGGATGATATTGTCTAGCGAAATTTATGAGATCTGTTTTTAAAGCTTGGAAATCTCGACTTAAATAATTTACTTTAACAGCTGGCATTTAAATGTTTTAACTTATTAAAAATATTAATTGTGTTATATCACTCACTGGAGTTTGAAAAGAAATACTAACTTCTAAACTAGGAATATTATTTTGTATACTTTGTGATAATGCAACGTTTGTAAAAATAACTCCTTTAAATTGCGTTACTAGCTCTGTTTTTAATTCATCTGATAATCCATCTAGTGCTTGTGTTTGTATAAGTTGATGTTTTAATGAAGATAAAAAACTTCCAATTACGTTGCCGCGGCGTTGCCCAGGAATAGTTAAAAGGAAACATCTAATGGATGATGCTATTGCATCATTAACTGTTTCTGCTCTTCTTAAACTCCTTGTAGTAAAGACTTCTTCAAAAGGAAAAAATAAACAAGCTGATTTTGCCATTAATTACTGTTTTTAATGCGCGATTACTCTTACAACTCCCGGTGTCAATAAACTATATCCAGGAAAATGAATTGTAAGAGTAATATCGTTTATATCTGATAAATATGGTGGTATTGATATTATTGGACTCAAAGCCACTAAAGTTATACTAGGTGTATATGTTAAGCCGTGACTAGCTATAGCTGTGCCTGGGACAGATATTGCTTGATCTGTTGTCTGCGTTGTAGCTAAAACAAAATCTGTTATTTTACTTTGGCTTATAGGAAAGCTTGGGAATAATGTTTTAGCCAAATTTATCAATTTCTGTTTAATACCATCTTGACGTGTCATTTACTTTTTTAAATTATAACCATTTTTAATTGTATTCTCTAATCCAGTCAATAAATGTTTTTTATCGATAGTTGCATTGCTTTGAATATAATCTATGATTTGGGTTAAATCTGTAAAAAAATGGGATTCAGGGACAACTTGCATAAATCGTAAACTTTCGTTTGTTATATTCATTTTAATTAATTGTTAAATGTTCTGATGATCCTTGTCCTGGTTGTTTTAATTGGGTAAAATCTAATTGTAATTGTGCAAAAGAAGCTTGTATATCTGGTGCAGCTGGACTTGGAGCTACTGGTAAACCCATGAAAGGCGATATCCCTGGAACAGAATTTAATAAAGTTACTATTTTTTGCAGTAAATTCATTTGTTTTCCCATGAAAGCAAATAAAGGTTTAGCAAAAACAGGATTATGTCTCATATTACTTTTTGTTGTTAATATCTCTAATTCTTCGGCTGATGCCATTAAATCATTAGTTAATTCAATGATACTTTGGTTTGCCGCGTTTTTGTTTTGTACTAAAGATGTTTTGTTTTCTTCTAAAAGCAATTCATTGTTACTTTTACCTCTAAGTCCTACAGGAAAATTTGTTACTTTTGTTTCGCTTGTTAATGCGTTGTGATTTCTTAACCCTGGAGTATTTCCATAATTAACATTAATGTTTTTCTCAGCGTTATCCCAAGCACCATTTGTTATTTCTTCTGTCAATCTAGATGGATCAAACAATGCTGTTGCGGATAATTCATTTAAAGAATTAAACCAAATTCTTCCATGATAAGGTTCTTCTGGATTAAATAATCCAATTAAAACAACAGACCCGTTTTCTGGTGTATCTATTAAACGCGTTTGCGAAGGAATACACCAAGGTAGTAAATCATTGCCAGCTGTTGTATCAAGATTCCCTTGATCTGTTATAAAAAACAAATCATCTAACGTTGGAATTCTCACACGAATTCTATTTGCATTTTCTGGATCGGAACTATTAATAACTTGTCCAAGGAAAAAGGTTCGATTTGTTTTGTTCTTATTAACTCCTGTTGCTAAGTCAGTAATAACGGTTTTAATAATATCTTTAGGACGAGACCCGGTAATTCTATTACTACTCATTAAATCTTATTTCTTGTTTTTAATTCTTCTTCTAGCACTATAGATTGCGTTATATATCCTTCGATCTCATTACAATCTTTTAATATTTTTATACGTAAAGACTCTGTTTTAGCTATAAGATTATTAAGTTGTGTTCTTAATTCTTCATCTGTAATACTAGAATATAATCCTTTATTAATCGCTGTCATTTTCTTCTTCTGTTTCTTCGTCTAAATATTTATCAATCGCTGCTATCATTTTTTCTGTCGCCATATCTTCTCCACCCTTTGATGCTTG